AGTCAGAAGTGCCATTAATTTCATTCCTATATTTTCTAATAACTTGCATTTGTTTTGCAACACGCACAGCAGGATTATTTAAGTCTAGACCAGAAGACTTAGCACTGGAAGGTTTTCGTAGTAAGCCTGTGTTTTTTTCTTCTGGCTTATCTTCGGGCATGTTCTCAATGTCCATACGCAGATATGCTGATACGGCAGGATTTGATTTATCTAACATGTGTGTTTACTTTCCTATGTTGTTGGTTTGCCGAATTTTGCTGAACCTATGTAAGCAGAACCTAGTGTCCCAATCAAGTTACCAATAGCACTACCCGCTGCTGACGAGGCTTGCTCACTGGCAACTCTCTCACGCATAGCGGCATCTACTTCTGCAATAGCCATAGCACTAACACGGTCTTGTGAGTTTTCCGCTGAAGTCCATGCCCACTCCATTGTATCGCTATACATCTGCCACATGTTAGCATATGCTTGAGTAGAGATATTAAGTACATTCTGTGCATTGACTTCGTTAGCACGATTAATTGCTGCTGTATCTGCTGTAGCTAACTGTCTACGCCACTGTGCATTACTCTGAGCAATAACCACTTGGTTCTGAGCATTGAATTGGTCACGCTGATTATTTATTTCAGCATTAAACTTTTCCATTACGTTAGCTTGTCCGGCATTAAACTGTGCCTGCCCGTTTGCCTGTGCTGTATTAAACTGTGATACATTATTAGCTAAGTTAGCAAAGAATTGGTCAACTTGATTTTGTGAAGAAGCATTGAATTGACGGGCAGCATTTGTTGCAGCTTGGTCAGTAAACAAAGACTGAATACGTTGTTGTGCTTTAAATGTCTCCGTCTGCTGTCTGTTAGACAAGTTAGTCATGTCCATCTGCATAAAGTTCTGTGCGTTCATTACTGCAGCTTGCTGACGATTACTTAAGTTAGCCATATCCATTTGAGCTAAGGCAGCAGCTTCTGCCATAACTACCGCTTGTCTATTGGATAAGTTATTTAAGTTAACAGTGTTAGCAACACGACTATTCTCAAGAGCTACTTGTTGTTCCGCAGTAAAGTTTGTATTTGCTATGTCAGCAATACGTGCAGAGTTCTGTACTCTTGCTTGGAAGTCTTGCGTAAACTCAATGTTAAGAAACTCTGCTCTTTGTTGTGCAGCTAGTATAGCACGTTGCTGTCTGTTTGACAAGTTTTGTGATTCAAATTGTGCCTGAACAGAAGCATCTGCTTGTGCAATAGGAAGAGCAGCTTCCATGGTTGCCTGAATAACAGCTTGTCCTGCCAAGCTAGATGCACCTAATCCACGAGCAGCCATAGCCTGTGTAGCTTTACGCATAGCACCTGCGGCCCATGCAGGAGTTTTACCATCATCAAAATCACCCATTAACTCTGTTAGCTGACCTTGTATAGTAGCTTTATCAGAAGGAGTAGCTTGAGCAGCCTGTACCTGTTCTGTAAACTGAGCAGCTTTTTGTGCATCTGCACTTCCACTGATAAGTTCACCCTCTTGTATTTCTCTTTGTACAGGGTTATCCATTAAGATAGCATTACCCTGTGCTGCTGTAACGTCCCCTACAGAGGTGGCAGCTTGCTGTGCAGCAATTACATTAGCTTCAGGGCTAACGGCTCCCTGTGCGGCTTGTACAGCGTTTAAAGCACTATCTACGGCAGGAGCAGCAGTAACAGCTTGAGTTACATTAGCTTGTGTTTCTATCGGTGCTTGTGCGAATGAAGTAGTAGCACCTGTTATAGGAGCAGCTACTGAACCTTGTACTTGACCTAGATTTGGGTCTACCATTTGTCCGGGAGTTTGTGCAATACCTTGAGCAACAGCAACACCGCCTACAGGTAGTCCCGGTTGTTGCATACGCTGTGCTGAAACATCGCCTATTGTAGGCACAGAACCATCAGCTAAAGGTTGTATTGTTTGTATAGGCACAGGGTTTTGACCAGTTGTAAATGTACGAGATACATTTGTAGGAGCAGGTTCTGCATTTGCTAAATTGCTACCATAATTACCTAGCGCAGCACCAATACCACCACCTGTTCCCGTGCCTGTTGGTTGAGGGACAGGAGTCATACTTTGTACAGATGGTTGTACTGTTCCTGCTGTACCACCATAGTCGCCATCTCCAAATTGACCAACCATACCACCGGCTTCCATAGCAAGTCCACCACGAGCCATACGTATAGCACGATTAGTGTACTCATTCATTTGATTTTGTCGCATGGGGTCTTGTGCTAAGTAATCACCAAAGGTATTCATATTACCTGTATAGCCCATAGACCGTGCTATCTTTTCCATGCCACTTGGCTTAAATGCTTTAAATGCTGCCATTTATTTAGTCCCTGCTTAATGCTTTATCTAATTTATCTTCGACACGGTGAAGCGCATCCATAACACGTTTCATATCTTCTCTAAGTTCATACTTAGTAGCATACTCTTCTCTTGTTTTATTAAGAAGTATTTCTAGTCTCTTTTGTTCACGAGAAGTATTGGATGCCCACCATCCACCAACAGTAACAATAATTGCCAGTAACGCATCAATTAAATCAGCCATTTCCATAATATTATCCTAAGTATTAACGTAGCCCATTTTAAGCTCAAGTTCAACTCCACCCTTGTCAATCCAAGCCTTATCCACTTCTTCTGTCCACCAATCTTCCCACTTTGTTAGGTCGCCTGTAAAAGTAACAGTGTCACCCCAAAGTTGTTCAAAATGATTTTCTATAAGTTTCAACCCAAGATAATCTCCTATTCCCTGTAAAACTTGTGGGTCACTTAGCAACTCTTCAAACCGGACCGTATGCCACCTGTCATCGGCTATACAAGGGAAATGGTCATTTAAATAATCAAGCATAAAGTCCATACTTTTAATAATTGTAGTGTCATTTCTAGGTAGTTTCATAAAACGCACCCAACTAATAACCACATTTCTTGGATTGCGTATAATCTGTACCTGTGGGTGTGGTTTGTCCTCATAAGGGTAAGGCTTATAAAAACCATAATGATGTTTTCGCACCTCATCTGTGCCAAATAGTTTTAGTGCTTTAAGAAGCAAATTTGTACCCGACTTTGGAGCACCTCCACAATAAAGCATTAAATCCCTTACTTGTTATGATTTAAAATATACACGCCATCAATCATACCTGCATAATAGGTGTCTACAGATTCAACACCAACATTCATTACATCAAGTGTGCCTGTCATAACTTCAACATTTGTTACAGATATATTTGAACCATCGTGACCACGCAATTCATCGCCTACTGCAAGTTCACTTGCTGTTATCCACTGCCATATTGAATCCCTATAAGCAAGGAATGGGTGTGGTGATGTACACTCAAGTTGTCCGTTAATTCTTATCCACTCACCGACCACATATGAAGTTGCCCGAACCACTGTTGATGCAGTATTTGAAGCATTGTCTAAGTTAGATATTGTCCAATCAGCCCAATTAGGATTGTCTTCATCAAGCATTGTCGGTTCTGTCAAACCTGAAAGCCTATCATTTACAGAAATATCAGCAACCGTTGCAACACGGTCAGCAGCACCACCAACACCTAAGATGATGACTTGTGAATTAACTGCTAGACATTTCTTACCGCCACCAGACTCAGTTATCACATTGTATGTTGCAGAATCACCATTCATGCTTGCTGTACCTGATGTTAAATCATTAAAGTCTGAAGAAGCAGTTACTTGCATACGAATGGTATCGCCATTACTAAATGATAATGATGAAGCATAGCTACCTGTGCTGTTTTTCTGTATCAAAGGTGAACCTGTTCCACTCACAGTTACAGTTATCGGTCCATTAGTTACAGTCAAAGTTAAGGTATTACTGGTGTATCTAACATTACGAAGAGCATTAACTTTTGAGGTAAAGTTAGCTGCACTGAACGTACCTGTTGGTGTTGGAAGTGTAGCATCACCGCCATAGAAATCATTTAGGCTAATCGTGCCTGACGTTGGTATGCCACTGTTAGCTGCCGTATCTGGTACATTTGCACCGCCACGATAATACTCATTGATGTTTATCGGATTAGAACCGCCAAACTCTGTCTGAATATCATTTAAGCTAATTGCACCACTAGTTTGTAAAACCATTACTACTTACCTTTTAGTTCTTCAACTTCAACTTTCAATTCTTTAATTGCCTCAACAAGCAAACCAATCATGTTGCCGTATGCAACTGAAAGTGTCTCCTCCCCACTATCAGGGTCAACATTATTAACAATTACTTCTGGTAATACTTCCTGCACATCTTGTGCAATAAGACCACTTTGTCTGATACCGTCCATGTCAATGCGGTCATATGTATAACCTGTTAATTGTGACACCTTGCCTAGTGCGTTTGGTATTACTTCAAGATTGTCTTTAAGTTTACGGTCTGAGTATGCTGTGATGTTTGCAGTTGCAGTAAAGCTACCATCATCGTCAAATGTAAATCTTGTCGTTGAGCCGTCACGAATGTACCAATTACCTATACCTGCATTAAGGTCAGTGTACATATGAGTGCCGTTGGTGAAAAACTCAACATCATTACCTGTCCCAAAATATATAACATCATTATCGTCTAGTGCTATATTGCCCGCAGTTGTTATTTGTAGTGTCCCTACATTAATATCACCTGTAAATGTCGCACCTGTCAGCATTGCAGCCCCTGCTGAAGCAACATTTGTAGCATCTGTAACATCTGCCCCTGCTTCAATACCGTCTAGTTTGGTTTTGTCACCATTAGCAAATGCACCTTCACTTGGTTTTTCTTGCAATGTAGATATAGTGACACCCTTGACTCCTGCAAGGTCTGTCAATTCACTATCCATTAATGCACCTGCCGCAGTAACATTCGTTGTATCTGTTACATCTGCACCCGTCTCTATGCCATTTAATTTTGTATGGTCAGCATCTGTAAAAACATTACTGTCCGTAGCAGCTTCAACAGCGGCTCGTATTTCAGCATCAGTCTGGTCTGCTGTTGCGGAAGACTCAATGCCGTCTAACTTAGTGCCGTCTGTTGCAACGTCACGACCATCTACTGTGCCACCTACAGCGATATTACCCGAGAAGGTGGCGTTGCCTGAAGTTTCAAAACCTAGATACATCGTATCAGAAGAACCCCATAATTCCAGAGGTGCTTCACCTGCACTGTTAGATGCTTGCATCTTCATGGTGTAAGGCGAGTCATACATCTTAGAAATATTGGCGTATCTAGCAGACGTTGTCGTAGACCCATTGAAGTGTATTGCCGCCACATCTGTCGCTGTGGAGGGTGAGTTGACTAGCAGTGTTTCACCGTCAATAGTAACATCACCCTCAAACGTAGCCTCAGTATCAGTAATAGTAAGCTGTGTACTTGTGGCGTTATCGTCAATGCCTGTGGATTCAAAACTAGCAATAGTTCCTGTCATTGTACCGCCAGATTTTGGTAGTGCTGCATCTGCTGTTGTACCTTGTGCTGCTGTAGCATAATCAGCAGAATCAAATGCTTTTACTTGTGCAAGGTTTGTAACCTCACTGTCCATCAAAGCACCTGCGGCAGTAACATTAGCTGTGTCAGTAACATCAGCACTTGCTTCCACACCGTCTAACTTAGCACCGTCTGTTGCAACGTCACGACCATCTACTGTGCCATCTACAGTTATGTTACCTTGTAAGTAAGCATCTTTGTATTTCAGTGAAGCTGTACCTAAATCCAGTGTATTTGTTGTTTTAGGATTTACATTAGTACCACTAACAACAACATCCTGTGCCGGACCTACTACAGTAACCGGGCCACCTTCTGCTGCCGTACCATCGTGGGTATGCCCCGAAGTGGAAAACGCAGATTCTACTGCATCAAATTCGCCATCAAGGTCTGAAGCATTGACAACATTGCCATCTGCAATATTGTTACTAGTATCATTACGTGTGTAACCTGTACCCATTTTATTTACCTTCTATCGTGTGTTGCATACTCAGTTGTTAGTGCATCTAATGAGTATGGGGGGTCTGTTCCATCGGATTCAAATTGAAAAGAAACTGCAAAGCCAGAACCTATAATTTGAGACTCAAATAATTTTAATAGCTTTGCTCCGTACACAGCTTCTCCATATACTACTTCTCCGTAAAAACCGGAAGTACCTCCAGTGTTTGTAAATGTAATTGGAGTAGGCTGAATAGTTCCTTGCGTATCAAAGTCTAATTTTAAACTTACATCAAAATTTACACTTCCTTGTGGGTCCGTGTAAAGAAATAATTTGTAGAATGTCTTACGTACTCTAGCATCCTGCATTGGAAAGTGCGGTGTAGCAAAAGTAGTTTGAATGTTTGTGCCATCAAAACTATTACCGGATTCCATCTGATAAAGATAGCCATCATCATTTGCAAATACAACAACTTCAGTAGCTTCATTATAGTTACTTGCAGCTACATATGCTCTTATGCCTCGTGTTTCAGCAAAGCCAGTATTAGCACCACCTTGTTCAGCAAACTGTGTAGCAATAATACCTTGAGCATTTTCCTGTGTAATATTATTGTTAAACCCAAGTAATCTGTATTGAGACTTTTCCCTAATAACACAACTAGTAAAATCTGTATTTGTAGAAATAAAGTCTGTCATATTAGATTGGATAACTTTTGAAACTGCAGCTAGTCCAAAGTCTCCAATACGGTCTGTAGCACTTAACAATCTTAAACCATCTACAGCAAGAAACATTACGTCTCCGCCAATTTCTTGTATAGTATCTCCTTCAAGACATCCAATATCACGAGTAATAGGTTGTAAATTAAAGTTAGCAATACTGCTACCTACTAGTTGGTGTATCTGTCTTTCTGTAAAGATAATTAATTGATTACGAAATACAGTAAGTCCTGTTATTACACCGTTAACATTAATAGAACCTGCACCTGCTGCTACATCAAAGGCATCGTCATCATAAGGAGCAGTAAAAGAAAGAGTACTTCCTTTGGCAAAGAACAAAGCATTTTGAAAGTTAACTACATGAGTAGCTCCAACAACATCGGAAGGGGCACTATTTAGTGCAACAAAATCTGTGTCATCATATAGCGCAGGAGGATTATGGCCATCTACTATTGCTATTTTATCTGTGCCTGTAAAATTATATTGTGTAAATCTTACTTTAGTAGCATTTTCTCTATTTAAAGAAATAAACGTAATTACTGCATCGTCTGCAGGACTACTATCAAGCGCAGGATTAATACTTAAAGTTGCTGCACCAGAAGACACAGAAGCATCTGTAACTACTGTATATACTAAGTCTACTCCGGCAATCTTAAATACATCCCCTGCTTGAGGTATTCCAGTAATGCCATCTACAATTAAACTTGTTCCAGTTTGACTAGCTCCGTTTACAAGAGGAGTACCATAATCATACGTATTTATTTTTGTAAAGCCACTGCCTGTTGTTTCAAACACATCTGCATTTTTAGCAACAATAACTTTACCTTCCCAACTTGCTACACCAATAGCACGATAGTTAGATGTAGTGCTTGTGAATGTAACTACTGCAGCATTTGCAGGGCTTGTAGCAAGGCTAGTTGTTAGTGTTAATGTAACCCGGTTATTTGTAGCATCAAATGTTACACCGCTTGATGCGATTGTGTAAGTACCTGCTACACCTTCAATGGTAAATGTATCACCTGCTGCAGGAGAAGTATGTATAGCACCTAGAATAAGTGTAGTGCCAGTTTGACTTGCTCCATGTACAACAGGCTCACCGTATGGTGGAATAATATTACTGTCATACTTATCATAACCTTCGATACGTCTATAGCCACCTTCAATAGATGGTTCATAGTTACGAAGAATACGAGCAGAGCCGGGTGCGTTTATCCCTTGCTGTAAAGGGCTTAAGTTAGTAATTAAACCGCCACGAAACTCTACTGGGTAGGTTTGCCATTTATCCATTATAGAGGAAGCCTTGAGTTATTTCTACTGCCTCCACCGGTATTCTGTGGAATAAGGTAAGAACGTAAATAACTATACCTATTAATTAACATTGAACGCATACTCTTAATGCCATCTTCAAACTTTTCTTTAGCAACTAACGCATCCTGTGTATTGCCTCTAAACAAGTAGGCGTAGTGCATAGCACCATCCACAATAATATGTCTAAATCTTTCCGGTATGGGTGGAACATCATTATATTGTTCCATATCTACAGGAATACGGTAATATTCGTACACTATGCTATATGCTTGGTTAGGTACTGGAGTTACTATATATTCTAGTGAAGGTGCTTGACTCACTCTTTGTGGTACACCTTGACCGCTTGTTGTAGCTTCGCTATTATACTCTTGGTCAACAAGCTTGTCAAGATATTCTTCATAAGAAATAATTGGAAGCTTAACCGTAGAGTTACCTAAAGTAGAGCTTTGCTTAATTCTAAAACTATCAAAGTCTATTACCTTGGCATCTGCAGGAAAAGGATACCGGGTTACACCTATAGAGAGTGTGTCTTCCTGTTCTACGTGATTAAAAGGCCACTCATACTGTGATTGATTTATGTATCTAATAGAAGAAGTAACAGCATCTTTTGCTTGACCGTAAAAGCCAGTAGCACCTGCAAAGTTAGAAGAGGTAAGTTCTACTTCGTTCAATCGTCTGTTGATGTCATTTACTAATCCAAGAAAGTTGTATGCCATATGATTACTTCTCTCTTACTCTAAGTTTGATTGTTCTTTCTGCAACACTGCCTGTACTATCCGTCATAGCACACGTAAAAGTATACTCTCTATTATTAACTCCGCCTGCTAAGTTAATTGTAGCTACTGTACTGGTAGTCGTTTGAGCAACATTTTGTATGCTGTCAGTAACTGAACCGCCAGAAGCAGTGGTTAAATCTTGTCCTGCAGCAAGTACAGTTTTACCAATGTTATCTGTTTTAACGTACCATACAACAGAAGCAAGAGTAGCAGTATCTAAAAACCTAGACCAATCTACACTGTAGTCTAGTGTTTCGTCTTTATCTTTAATGGGCCAACGGTATGACATTAGTATAACTCCGATACATATACAGTACGTTCTTCTGAAGAAGACTTTCTTTCTATGTATATTGTTCTGTTTTGAAAAGGTATTAGTACAGTGCGTTCAGCTACAGTAGACATTAAAGTGACCTTGGTATTAAAATTGTTCTAGTAGGACTATATACACTAGCTTGAGCTTGGAAATCAAAAGAAGTAGCACTTTGAGTAGTTGTTCCTATTGATATTGTCCCATCTATACCTGCAATATTTACACTACCTTGTCCAGATACAGTTAAAGTATTTACTGCTGTTGTTGTAGCAACACCTACAATTGGTACTCTAGTATTTGCCCTAGTAGTTATAGTGCCTACTGTAAATGTGCCTTGAACTCCGGTAAGAGCATGAGTATTGCTGTGCTCTACTGTACCAACGGCATTTGTTGCGGATACGCCAGTTAGTACTTTACTAACATTAATTTGTAGCGTACCTAGTGTAATTGTTCCTCGAACGCTATCTAACGGTTCTGTAAGGTCAACGTTAAATCCACCTACAACTACCGGGGCAATTCTTATTGTTGCACTAACGCCTAATACAGAAACTCTAGTAATGCTTCTTACTGATACGCCACTGCCGTTAACTGTTGTACTAGCAGATACACTACCTAAAAATTTTGTAATATTAACTGTAGTACTATTTACTGTAGAAGTACTAGCAACACCAGAAATACTTACTGAAGCAGTTACTGAAGGAGTAAGACTACCAATTGTACCTGTAGCAGTTACTCCGGATAAAGAAGCAGATACATTTACGACCCCGTATTCTGAGGAACCATATATAGCGGTTCCGTAGATTGCTGATACAGTAGCCATTATGTATGTCCTATGTTATACCAATAACCGCATTACTAGCATCGGCTGCAGGAAATATAATTGTTAAGTCACCTGCAGTAGCACTTACAGTACCACCAAAATCTATTACGGCAATTGCCTTATTTGTTTGGCCTGCATTATAAATAATACATCCGTCTGCTGAAACTGTAACATCACTAAATACTTCATCTGCAAAGTCTATGATTGCGGTAGAACCAGATAAAGAAATAGTAGCAGAGTCAAGTACCTGTCCGCCTGCACTGTAGTTAGTGCCGGATGCTTCATCACTATTGCCTGTTACGTCTGAATAATTTGTTGTACTAGCATTATATGTGCCAGTAGGGGAAGCTTTGATTAAAGCTATTTTAATAGAGTCAGTATCTAAATCATGGATACCACCCAATATTTCTGTTTTAAAGCTATTGCACATTGCAGTTGTGATTGCCATGATTTATATATCCTTTGTTTCTAAGTAAGAATGTGGGGGACGGTCAGTGCGAAACCTAGCCGCCCCCTCACACAATTATTTATGCAAGAGCATCACGGGCTACTTCAGAAGCATCCATAACGCCAATGTCATTTACGTCCATGCAGACAGCCCATACACGCAGTTTACCTGCAGTAAGAGCATCTTCAGTGACGAATTTTAGGTCGATAGTATCGTCAGCAGTTGTGACCATAACTTGAGCAGCTTCGGTAGCAGGCGTAGAACCGTAGTCCCCGTCTGATGCACCAACAATGTCAAGACCATCAACGTACTTATCAACAACACCGCCTGTGAAACCTAAGTCAACAGTAGCTGTAGTACCAGTAGCTGAAGTAACAACTTCAATACCAGCAGAAAGAATAGCTGTACCTTTTGGTACATTAAGCATTGTTTCTGTGTCACCGGCTACATAGTCAGCACCATTAACTGCGATTTGTGCAGCAATGTCGAGAGTGTTTTGAATTAGATAAGGCTTACGACCACGGGCATCATTCCCACGGGCTACGTTATCAGCGGCTGTATATCCAGTCATATCTCAACTCCCCTTATGCTAAGTGATAGATGGCATTCACAAGACCTTCAGGGCGAAGAATCTTACGGCCATACAAATGCATACCACGAACAATGTCAGCAAAGCTGTCAGGGTCACGGTACGTTTCAGTTTTATTAATCTGCTCTGCAGTTGCAACAGCAGAAGAGTGTCCTGCAACAATAGCACCATAGTTAACTGCACTGTTTGCTCCTGCGAAAGAAGAACCAGTACCTACTGATGGTAGATTGTTTGATGAGTACACAGTAAAACCATGAATGTTATCGCTAACAATGCCGTTCATTAGACCTGAACCACCGAAGTCAGCATTAAATAGACGAGAGTCTTCGTCTTTCAATACTTCGATGAATACTGGGTCAAGAACAAGCCAACGGCCTTGTGAGTCAACATTTTGTTGGTCAAGCTTACGGGCCATACGAGCAATAACTTGTAGTGGGTTTGCATCACCTGCGTTAGTTGGAGCAGCACCTGAACCTGTACGTGGAAGGATAGCAATAGCTTGTCCTGCAGTACCATTGTTGAAGTCGTTAGCATCCAATTTCATGCTTGCAAGTAATTCATCTGAACCTGCAGTTGATACTGCTTTAGAACCATTAACAACATCGTTAACGGTGTCTGCAGAACCATGTAGGGCAGATTGTTTAAAGCCGGCAAGATAACCAAGAACGTCTTGGTCAAACTGGTCAGCAAGGCGGTACGCAGCACGGTCACTTGCAAGTGATTGGAAGTTTACGTGGCTGTGTGCTTCTTCAATGTCATCGACTTTAAATGCAAAGTAGTTTGCTTTGTCGATAGTTAGATTGAAGTCTTCATCGTCAAGGTCTTGTGGTGTGATAGTTGTACCACGCTCATAAGCCTTTACTGTGATTTCCGGTTCTTTAATAATCTTAACGGAATCACCCATTGCAGCAATTTCACCAAAGTAATCATTGTTGGTAATTGCTTCACAAACAGCGGCCTTGCGGAAAGCAAGTTGCACCTGTTTGCTGTAAATAACGGGAGAAAAGTTACCGTTAGGAAGATTGTTATAACCAGAGGCTGAATTAAAAGCCATAATAGTTTCTCCTAGATTGGTAGTTTTGTCCGGAATTGGACGGGTTATTTAACAGATGCAAACTCACCAGACTATATGGGAGGCTGAGTTACTATGGGTGCGTATCGTATTTAGTCGGCCAACCAAATATTCAACGGGCCATGCTTGTCAGGTAATCCGTAAGACTGAGATTGTTTGCGGTACTAAGTGTACCCATGTTGCGCAACACAGGTACACCTAAGTGTCTCTAGTTATACTTACACATAACTATTTGTCAACACTTTTTATCTGGCAGAACCAGACATATCATAGATAAACTTTCCACTACGGATAGCTTCTATAATTTCATCAGACTTCTTCTCATATTCTTGAGGAGACATCTTGTGAACTTGAGACTCACGTAAGTATGTAGACGACTCATTATCTTGAGGTTTACTACGACTGTTACGAGAGTTAACTGATTTTGCTGCATCTTTGCCAGTAGAAGATTTTTTAGTTGTAATATCTTTATCGGCTTTGTACAAGTCTATTGCTCTTGCAGCAGACCTAGCATCATTATCATTTTCATATAAGGCGTTCTGAACCCATTGTGGTTGTTCTTCTGCCCAAGTGTGGAAGTCATCACTGTCACGAATTTCCCCAAAGTCCGGGTGTAATCTCATAAGCTCTGCTTCCGCTTTTTCTTTTTGTGCATTGTACTGCATTTCGTCTACTGCTTTTATTCTGCCCTCTAAAGCTTCTGATTGCTCTTTAGCTTTTTTAATGGCAATAGTCTCAACGATTGCTGCTACATCTGGATACTCTGCACTCCACTTTTCTAAGTCTTCCTCAGAGGTAGGAAGTTTTATCTCTTTACGTGTGGCACTGTCTAGCTGTTTTTTAAGCTCGTTTATTTCAGACTGAAACTCTTTTTCTTTTTCTTGTGTGTGTCTTCGCAAGTCACCATAACGCTTTTTAAATGTTTTTTCTTCTGCGCTAGTGGGTTCAGCTTCTTGTGCTTCTTCCGCAACTTCTTTTGTGTCTGTAGCTGTTTCTTCCGTTTCGCCACGCTGCTCTTTAAGTAGTTGCTCTAGTTCTTCTTCTTCCATTTTGCGTTTTTCTTCGTTATTATATTTACGATTTGCAAACGCAACTTTTTTAGGTGACTGCATTTCTTCAGCCATAATAGCAGGTTCTGCCATTTTCTTACTCCTTATGGGGCCACCGTAGCCGGTTGAGGGGGGTGGGTAAGCCAGTTAATCTAACGAATATCGTGTCGTTAGTTCACGTTGTCTAACTGTAATACCTTCATTGGTAGACAGTTTAGAATACTTTATGCCTGTGGGTTTTCTTCTGTAGCAGCTTGTAGCTCTGCTATATCTTCTTCTGTTACAGATTGACTACCCACTGCAATAGCTTCTTTAAAAGCTTCAGGATGGTCTGTCATAGCATCTACTAATTTTTCATCTTTAGCCATTTGATTTACTATCTGAATTGGTGATAGTCCACGCTTACCGCCTGACTGACGATATTCTTGTGCGGCTCTTTGCATGTCTCCTAGAGGACCTTCCGGGAATACTCTTTCACCCGTTGGTGTAAAGAACTCAGGATTTGCAGCGTAGAAGTTTGACATTTCTTTTTGACCACGAGCAGTATTCTTATAATAATTCATTAACATTTCTTCTTCTTGAAGACCGTCATCGGTTTTAGGCAAATTGTCTGTAGCTATTTGGTATGGATTTCTTGGAGGAGTTATGCTTTTAATGTAATCTCCATAGTCCATGCCTGTAAAACTTTCAATAGCATCTCTATATGCATAAAAACCAGAATCCTCTAATCGTTTTTTATCTAGTCCTTT